AGCCAATCAGGCGGTAAGCCGAGGGCGACATCGGGTACTGGCTCAAGCGGATTAGTGCGACTTGGTTGCAGGGTACCGCCGAGCTTTTTTAGCTGGGTTGGTTTGGGAGGACGGCCGGCTGGCATACGAAGATTTCTAATTGAATTATGCACGCGCGTCTTCGGGACGCTGGGCTACGGTGTGGACGTGATGACGCCTAGGGATTTTGACCCCCTACCCCCTCTCGGGCTGTTGCGTGCCCTCAGCGGGCACTGATGCCTGCACCTGGCGCACCAGCATCAGAATAGGGTCATTCGTGCTGGGACAGGTGCCCCAATGGGTAGCATCTGCCGGTGGGCGGACGAAGACATTGAATTCAATAGGCGTGAGGTGGTCTTCACCACAGCGGGCGCAGCATAGAACTGCGGTAGTAAATGGCATTCTCATCGTTGGGTGGGTTGAATGGTGCGCTCTGACGCACTCTTAGCCTGGTGGCAGGGCGTGCACAAGCTTTGATGGTTGGCAGCAGCCCAGAAGTCACCGCCGAGGCGCACGGGCTGTATGTGGTCCACCACTGTAGCGGTAGTGGTGCGGCCCTGGCGCCTACACTCGGCACAGAGCGGATGCGCAGCCTTGTGGGCAGCACGCACCTTCTGCCAGGCGGCCGTGTCGTAGCGGCTGTCGCGCGCGGCGTGCTGTACGTACACCCGCTTGGCGGGCTCAGGCTGCCAGGGGCGGCGTTTGCTTGGGGGTAAAGTAGGCATCGGGTAGCAGACGGTAAAAGCCAGGTACTTTGGGGTCGCCGGGTACTAGGCACAGGCGCAGGGGCTGACCGGGCTGGAGCAGGCCGATAGGCAGCTTGATGCCACGAATGCGCGGGCGGGTATCGGCATACCAGCAGATGGGCCGTGCGTCCTCCAGGAAGGTGAGGTCGAGGTGCCAGTACTCTTCGCCGGGCGGTGGGGGCACCAGGGCCGCCAGCTGCTTATCCCGTAGGCCGAGGGTAGCCGTAAGCTCGCGGCTCAGGTAGGCGGTGCCTCGACTGTTAATGCTCAGGCTGGGGAAGACATTGCTCGGACTCGGGATATAGCGGGCGGGATTATAGGGGGGTAGTTCCAGGTTCTCAGAGGTAGCCATTTTGCAGGGATAGCGTGCGTGCGTAAGATACGAAACAAATTGATATACTGACTATTGGTGCGGGCTGGTGTGATTAAAAGTCACGTAGAACGGCCCTGGCAATGTGGGCAGACAGGGCGCGCGGTGAGAATGGCCAGCGCTTCATCAAACGAGTGCACCACGTGGTACTCGGAGCCGCGCCACTCATCGCGGAACTTGGCCTCGCCGGCGGTGAGCTTGCGGGCACTGGGTGGCTGGCTCGGGTCTTTTATCTCCATGAGGAACGTGCGCCCGCGGTAGCCCACCAGAATGTCGAAGCAGTTTTTGAGTTGAAACACCAGCAGCACGCTGGCGCCGATGCCCCGCAGGGCTTCGACTATCTCGGCTTGATTCGCGTCTACTCGGGCAGCCGTTCGGAGCATAATTTAATTGTTTACTAAATTCAATTGGACGCTTGACTATCAGGCGGCTAGCGCTTGTATGCCGACTTGGGTGCGCAACCGCCGCACCTCGTCTTGCAGGCGTTTCACCCGGTTATTTTCGGTCAACAGGTCGTTGACCACGCGGCCCATTTCGTACTTGGTGCGGCTAAGCTCTTGGCGCAACTCCTCAGCTATGTTGACTTGCGGAATGCGGTTGTAGGCCACTGCTGCGCACATAAGGGCGGCAAAGGCGGGGCTGTCAACATCGACAGCGATACCCGCGCAGAGCAGAGTGAGGCGGGCCTCTTTGATATGGTCGGGGATGATGAGAGGGGCAGGCATGGCGTTAAGTGATTGAGTAAAAGGTTTTCGTACAATTGGCTGGAAACTCAGTCGGTTAGCTAGCCAGCCGCAGCGGCTCACTGAACAGGCTGCCCGTGTCGAGGCGGGAGAGGGCCGCGTACACATCGGCCGTGGGGCGGGCGGTGGTGGCGGCCCACTGGCGTAGGGCAGCCAAGCCGCGCTGTAGCCGCGCCCCGAAGGCGGTTTCGCTGATGCCCAGCCGGGCGGCGGCCTCAGCCTCGGGTAGCCCTTGGTAGTAGTGCAGTAGCACCGCAGCACGAGCGCCGGCATCGAGACCTAACACGGCCTGCGTGGCAGCGGCTACCATTGTGGCGGCCTGGGCCTCGTTTTCGGCGCGCACCTCGTCGGGGGCGATGGCGTGGGTAGTACTCACCAGCAGGAAGGGGTCTTCGTGCTGGCTGGGGTCGCTGGGCTTTGCGCGCTTTGCGGCCCGGTAGCCATACAGGCAAAGGACACAGAGCAGTACACCAGGCGGGCGCGTAGGCTCGTAGCGGCGCGCCCGGAAGGCATCAAGCAGTTTTGCAAGTGCCTCCTGCGCCAGGTCTTCGGCCCGCTCGGTGTCGGACATGCGCAAGGTGCCCCGCAGGTAGGCCAGCGCCTGCTCGCGCAGGTCGGCCAGCATCGGCCCGAGTAGTTGCTCATCGCCCGTTTGGTAGTAGGCGCCCACCGCCTCCAGGTGGCGGGCGTCCTGTTCGCGGTGGGTGGCCATCAGAAAAAACGAAGGATGTTTTCGGCGCGGGCGCGGTAGTTGTAAATCTCCTGAAACATGGTCAGGTATTGCTTGTGGCTAGCGCAGGTTTGCAGACTGCGGGGCTGTTTCATAATCCGCTCCATGAAGGTGTTGGCGTCGAAGCCTTCAATGTTGGCCACGCAGTGGTACACGGCCGCCACGAAGCCCGTGTGCATCGCAGCCTTGAAGCGGGCCTCGGTGGCGATGCGCTCAACCAACGCCGCTACCTGCTCGGCTTTGTCGAACTCGTTTGCCACCCAGCGGCCCTGGCGAAATTCTTCGAGCCGGTTGTTGGTGTTGCCCGTCAGCATCATTTTGGCGTTGCTGAAGCTCAGGCTGGGGTGACGCTTGCGAAACTCGGTTAGCACGATATAGGCGGGCTTGCCCTTCACCGTCCAGTAGCGCAGGTAGTCCACGCCCTCCCAATTCTTTTGGGCCACGTTCAGGGTGGTAATGTCGGTTTCGCTCAACTGCTGCCCAATTTTGTAGTACACGGGCACGCCCAACTCGCGGGCGGCGGCTAAGCGGTGCTGCCCATCTATCACGCCCAGGCTGGCCGTTACGTCCAGCGGCTTGAGGTGCAGCAGGTTACTTTGGCTTATCATCTCTACCAGCTTGCGGACGTGCTTCTGGTCTACTTCCCTGTTTTCGGGCAGTAGGTGGAAGAGGCTGTAATCGGTAGTCGAGTACACCGTGCCCTCAATCGCTACGGGTGCCTCTGGCGCAGCGGGCGCGGCAGTATCGGCTACCTGCGCAGTCAGCGCCTCAAACACGGTGGGCTTAGGGTAGCCAGGGTAAGCGCAGGCGGGGCCTGCGGTAGCATCGCCAAGTTCAGGCGGGGCGCTGGGCTGGCTGGGATAGTTCGCCTCCAACCACTCCACGGCTTCCGGCTCGCTGAGCTCTTCCATGAACATCACGAAGTCAACCACGCGGCCCGACCGGGCGCTGGTGAAGCACTTGTAGGTGCCCGCGTCGGTGTTCACGGCGAAGCTGTGGGTATCACCGCCCACCAACGGGCTTGGCCCCCAGTGCGTCCAATCGGTATCGCCCTCGGCAGGGGTGAGCGTCACGTACCGGCTCACGATGGTGGCCAGGTCGTAGAGAATGGTATTGCGGATTGCTTCGCCCACGGCCAAGCGCTCGGGGCTGACCTCGGTAGAAGCGATAGCAGGAGCCGGACGCAATTCTGCGTCGGGCTCCTGCGCTGCTACTGGCACGGCGCTGGTGTGCGCGTTATCGGGGTGCGCCTCGTCGTGGTCGATTAGCTCGGGCGTGTTGAGGTAGTGCAGGGCGGGCGAGGGTGCAGGATGCACGTAGGTGGTGGCGGTAGTCATGGGGCTAGAGGGTTGGGAAGTAGTTGAGGATAATTGTGCCGGCTGGGCGCTTTTAACTTTTTTGGTAGCGACGCCCACGGTGTAGGGCTTCTCGCTGGTTTCGTCGTGGTGGGTGGTGTAGGTGAGGCCGGCCCGCTCGTTGCAGGCGGCATCCACGGCCACGCGCTGGGCGTAGGGCAGGGCGCAGTACTGTTCCACCGTGTAGGGGCTGGTGCGGTACTGAATGCTGGGCTTCTTACCCCTTGGGGTAGCTATGTCGGTATCCAGCAGAATGGGCTCGTCGCTCATGGCCTCGTTTGACAATTTTGTCAATCGTTGAAAGGCTTGGTGGGCTCCAGCAGTCCGGCGCAATCGCGGATAGCTACCAGGCGCTCAAGCAGCAGGCGGTAGTCGCCTGGGTCTTCGCTTATGCGGCTGCCTTGAAAGAGGACGCTGGCGCCGCAGCAAGCCCGTATAATCTGGTCGAAGTAGCAGGCGGTGCGCACGTCGCGCAGCTCGTCGTTCACCTCATTCTCAGCTTGTTCAGCCAGTGTTTGGGGCACCATCTCGCCTTGCTCGTTCTGGCGGTAGATGGGTAGCTCGGCGCCCGTGAAGGCTGCGATTGCCTTGAAGGGGTTGAAGCTTGAGCTGTTGGACACCAGCTGGGTAAACAGTGCGAAATCCTCTGGCCCTGAGCTACCGAGATGCTCGCCGCGCCAGTCGGCCCCCTCAAAGAACTGCTCCAAGTCAGAGGGCAGGGTATAGCATTTCAGCGCCTCGGCATCCTCCTTGTAAGCGGGTTTCCATTTCGGCTGGCCTTGCTCATCGAAGCCGTCTTCCTGCCAGTCGCTATCCTCATCACTGCCGTACTCGTCAATGCAGCTGAGGCGGTTCTCAATGGCATAGCGCTTTAGGTCGCCGCCGTAGGTATCGAAGAAAGCGGTGAGCTTTCCGATGGCCCCGTTCACGTTGCGGTGCAAATCATGCAGCGAGTTGCTTAGAATTTGCAGGTGGTAGAACTTGGGGATAAAAGAGGCCAAGTGCTTTGCTTGCTCCCGCTCGCGCTTTTTGAGTTTAGGCACCGGGTTGGCCGACCAAAGCCGGGCAAACTGGCGCATATTCTCGCGGGGGAATACCGAGCTTTCCAGCATGGATAGGCGGCCCATGTAGGCGTTGAAAAGCTGGCCCAGGTTGTCGAGGGTTTCGCCTTCCTCTGGTTTGATGTTCTCTAAAATGTCGTAGCGCATGGTGGTGTGAAGTGTTTGAAATGATTTTATCCAATTGGATAAGAAGTTGATTAGTAGGCAGTCCACAGGATTGTGGAGCGAGAAACTTATGGCCAGCAGTTCAGCGCCTGGGTAGTCTGCGGGGCTGAGGCAATCCAGCCGTTGCCCTGGGGCGGTTGGTAGGGCACCGGCAGGGGCTGCGGCGGCGCTGGTGGCTTAGGTGGGGCCGGCGGGCCGGTGCTTGGCCCGAGGCCAGCCAGCGCGCCGCGCAGGCTGTGCAGTAGCTCGGGGCCGCTGTCGGCTGTTACCACAAGCAGGTGCTGGTCAGCAGCCTGCTCACCCATCGCCCACCACGCATTGAGTTGCAGCCAGCGGGTGCCGCTGAGGTACTTGCGGCCGGGCGGGGGCTCAGCGTAGAGCCAGGAGAAGACGCAGTAACAGGCGGGGTCGTAGGCGTAGGCGGCCTGTATACACTCGGCCACGGTGTCGGGGTGTAGGTGTGGGCCGTTCATTGCTGGGGCAGCGAATCGCTGTTGATTTGCCGGGGGCCGAAATGCTCAGTGGATGCCTCAGCCTCAAAGCCTGCGCCGGGCTCGCTGGCGGTGCGTAGCGGCTGCTCAGCAGGGCGGGCGGCGGGCTGGGCAGGCTGGCCGTTGCCGGTGAATAGGTGTGGAGCGGGTGCGGCGCTGGGAGCCTCGTAGAGCTTCTTCACCAAGTCGGTGTCGAGTGGGCTCCACCGTTCGCGGCCCCAGCGGTAGCGCATGCTGACATCATCAAACTGCACGGGCACCATCGGCGGCGCACCATCCAGCCCATAGCCGCCCACGCTGCCGAGCTTAGCCACGTACAGCTCATCCTTGCACTTGTGCGAGTAGAAAGCCGCCTCCTTGTTGCCGGGAATGTGCTTAAAGGGGCGGTGTACCGCGCCCACGAAGTGGGGCATGTTCTCCCACGTCTGCCCGCCTGAGATGGTGGCACCATCCGGCACGGGGCGGGTTTTGCCGAAGTCTAATTCAGCCACTCGTCTCGGGTGGGCCGTCAGTATCAGGGATTGACGGGTATCCATGCTCCACTTTGTGCAGAGCCCCACAGCGTGGGTGAGGTAGCCCTCATCCCCGCCCATCTTCACCTTGGCGGTGTGGTCCTGCTTGTTCCACGGGTCAAGCATGACGTGCTCTACCTCGAACTTTGCCACCGCTGCCTCGGCGATAGCCAGCATGTGGGCGGGCGTGTAGGGCATGCCAGCGGGCGGGTTGAGCAAGATGATGTGGTCCCGTAGAAACTCTGTAGCCCGGCGCAGCTCGTTCGGGTTGAGGTGGTTGGCTTGGGATTTATCAGCAGGCCGGCCGGTCAGCGTATGGATTAAGTCTTGGTAGAAGGTTTTGGGCGGTAGGTTCTCGCTGGGCCAGATGGCCGACTTCTTGCCTAAAAAGGCGGCCCGTAGCAGCAGTAGCTCAAAGAACATGCGGCTCTTGCCGTGGCCCGGCCAGCCGGTTATCACGTTGGTATAGCCCGGCATCCACTTGAAAAACGGGTCCAGATACTTGTTGTGGGTGGTCTGGCCCTTTTCGCGGCCGTGGTAGTATTCGTGCTCAATCTGCTTGAATACCTCGTCGTTCAGGGTAGATAGCGCACTCTCCACGTTCTCGATGGTGGGCAGCACGCCCGCCTTGCCCTTGCCCGCCGCAGAAGGGTCGAACTCCTTGCGCTTGGTTTTATTCGGGCTAACCATCGGTGTAGGGCGTTGCGGGCGTATTGAAAAAAAGCGATTTGCGGGCCTCAATCGGTAGCCGCTGGCCGGTCATAAGCCGCGTGGAGAGAAAGCGCTGCACGCGGGCCACCAGGGGCGAAGGCGTGTAGCTGGCTGGCGGCACGATGATGGCGTACTGCGCGTAGAGCGAGCTAAGGCGCTCGTACTGCTGCTGGGCGGCGCAGTAGCCCCGGCCGTAGCCGAGGCGATACACGGGGTCTTTTTCGCGGTGGGCCAGCAGTTCGGCCGGGCTCATCTTGGCGAGAATGGCCTGCTCCAGCGTAGGCACGGCAACGGAGCGATGGGCGTGTTCGAGGGCGCGGCGGTAGTAGCTCAGCAGCCGCTCGGTGGCTTGGTCGTACTCGCCGAAGACCGCGATAAACTCATTGATGTGCTCGGCGCGCTCGGGTGGTGGCACTTGGTCGCAATACTCATTGAGGGCATCAATGTGCGTTTCCAACTCGGCAGCCAGTGCCAGGCGCTCGGCTTCGTCGGGCATAGCGGGGCGGGTGGTGTCCGCGCCAGTGGTGGTAGGTTGCATAAAGTGAAGTGTTAAGCGGTGGCGTACTTGGCGAAGTGGGCAGCCTGCTCGGCATCTTCGCGGGCCTGCTGCTGCGCCAGAAATTCCTCGTTGATTTCGGGGGTAATGCTTGGCACTATGGTGGGCGCGGCTGGGGCTGGGTTGCGGGCCTGCTCGGCCTGCCAGTCTTGGAAGTCGCGGGCAGTACCGCCGTTCTCCGCCCCTTGCCAGTTACCCATGATGGCTTTCTCCAGCATCAATACCGCGAAGGCTTCGGGGTACTTTCTGCCCATTCTTTTTAGCATCAGCTCGAAGGCTGAAATATTCTTGCCCACCTGCTTGGTGTTGGTGGTGTAGAAGGTTTTCCACGTCTCGGCAAACTCGGCCCCAGGATAGGGCAAAGGCAAGGCAGCTATTTCCTCATGGGTTGCGCCCTTTGGCTTGCCAGCCCCTCGCTTTGGCTTTGCCTCTGGCTTTTCAGAAATAGAAGGGGTGGGGGCTGCGGCGTCAGCCACACTACTACCTTCTTCTCTATTCTTATCTATATAAGGAGTATCAAAATTTGATACTTTGTTCGGCCCTTTTTCGGTATTTAAAGTATCAGAATTTGATGGTTTACCGTCTGGCAAAGTGTCAAATTCTGATGGTTTATTGGGCGCTAAAGTGTCAAATTCTGATACTTTGTTTTTAACCTTTGCCTGCCCCAGCAACTGGTAAACCGTAGTTGCGCCCCGTCCCATTTTACCCGGTATCGTAGCCAGCAGGCCCGCCGCTACGAGCTTAGTCCGGCAGTCCTTCATCGTGTTTTCCGAGAAGCCGCACACTGCGGCCACGTAGCTGTCGGACTTGGCAAACTCTGCCGGCCAACCAACGACGTTAGCAATGGATAGCAGCTTCAGGTAAAGCTTGTAGGCGTTACCTGAGAGCGCTTCCAACTGGTCGCACCTCTCTAAAAAAACGATGTAGTCCAAGTAAGTCACGAAGTGGGTGGGTAAGCAGTGGGCAGCCTAGTGGCGAGACGTGCTCAGTTTTAAGCACGTCTCGCGGGATGGGCGCTAGGCCGCGTGGGCCAGCTCCCGTTGCTTCCGCTGGCGCTTAGCGGGCTGATGCTGCACGGGCTGGGTTTCTGCCTGCATGACGGGCGCACTGTTGCGAGTGCTGTAGTGGGTCACGCGGTAGATTTCGATGCCCTTCGCGGCGGCGCTCTCCCCATAGTGTGCCCAGCAGTAAGCGGGCATGGTTCCATCCTCGAAGCGCAAAGGCAGGTGGCCGCGCTCCTTCGCGCTCATATCCAAACGGCCCAGGAACTGGGTGACAACCTTGCCATCTATCAGCCAGCGCCAGAAATACACGGCCCCATCTACCAGCTCCTGCGAGCGCTTCACGGGCTTCAAGGCCATGCCAGTGCCCACCGGGAAGGCGGAAGGCATGCCGTGGGTGTCCTCATGCACAGCGTAGTAGCACAGGCCCATTGCTTTGCGCTGCTCATACGTCAGGCTGGTATCGCCCAAAAACTGGATGCCGGGCTCGTCCACGCGGGCAGCGGTAGCAATGGCCTTCTCGGCCCCCAGCCATAAACCGCGGCGCAGCTGCGCCAACTCCTGTGCTGCTGCCGCCGCTACTTGCTGCGCGTGATAGGCGCGCAGTTGCGCCTCTAGTTTCTTTGCCTGCTTGCGGCGCTTGCGCCGGATGGAAGCGAGGCCGCGCATAAGTGGTTGCAGGTCGGCTTCCGACCCGAAGTAGTAGCCTGCCCGAGTTTCGACGTCCAACTCAGGATTTTCAATATGCCGCCCGTAGCCCATCACGTTTACCAGAAATACATCGTGGTCTGCTAAGCCCTCGTGTTTGCGCGTAACCGGTTCCGGTATCTGGTTGAGCATCCAGTCTGCGGCGCGCTTGGTGATGTGCTCATTCAAGAAGCCCATTGCGTGCCCCCCTGCGTCGTCCTTGTAGCGCTCACGGGGGCGGCGGCTGGGGTTGCTGGCAGCAGCTTCGTAGTGGCGGCCATCTTCGGATTGGCTCATCTTCCGCGCCTTGCGCAGTACATGCTCCATCACCTGCTCGGTGAGGGTCGTAGTGGGGTCGAAGGCGGGGAAGCGCAGCAGGGTGTTGAAAATGGGGTCGGCGTAAAGAGCGGCGATTTTTTGGGTATTCATGGCGTTGAAAATGAAGTGTTTGAAACGTGGTGTAAAAAGGGTAAAAGGTGTAAACTCTTAGCCGCAGGAGTGCATCGCTACCAGCAGCCCCAGCAGGGCCAAACCCAGGGCGCGGCGGTACCAGCGGGCAGGCGTAGGGGTAGTAGCACGGCCAGCGCCGTAGTGGTAGGCTTCGAGGTCGGGGCCATCGTGGTACATAAGGCTGAGGGGTTGAGGGTGAGCGGTGTATATTTGCGGCGAAGTGTTTGAATCGAAGCCCTGGCTATGTGGTGTGGCTGGGGCTTCTTCATGCTCAGGCGGCGGCTTTTAAGTCCCCCAGCCACTCCCGCACAGCCTGCTCGGTAATGAGGTATTTCTTCCCGGCGCGGGTGTGGCGCAGGCCAGCGGGGTCAGTCTGGTATAAATCGAGGTAGGCGTAAGCAGTTGAGGCGCAGCAGTTCAGCCGGATATAAAGCCGGTCGTCATACTCAAGGCCCAGCGTGGGCTTGGTGCCCATGTGGTAGGTGCGCAGCAGCAGGCGCTCGCGCTCACGGCCAGCCGCTTCTTCGCGCCGTGCCTTCAACTCAAAGGCTTCATCTTGCGGGCGCAGGGGCCGCATGCGCTGAGGCTGTAGCAGTTCCGCTAAGGCTAGCGCGAGGTTTTGGGTGGCCGTATCCATCACTTAGGCGGCTTGGCGGTAAGCGACAGCAGTAGTAGCAGCGGGCAGCATCGGCGTCACGCGCTCGCTCAGGCGCTCCAGGCGCAGGCAGTCGGCGTAGTCGGTCAGGTCGATTTCAGTCAGGTACATCAGCACCGAGCCGAACCACCGCTCCTGTTGGTTGGCTGTGGGGTAGCGGCGGGCCTCCCGGTCGGTGTAGGCAATGGTGTGCTGGCCCATGTCCAGGGGCTGCACGTAGGCAGTCACAGCGTAAGCATGGCCCTGCTCATCGAGGTGCAGGCAGTAGCCATAGATGGGGCGCGTCATGCCCTTGGTGAAGCCGAGGATGGGCGCCGTGAGGTGCAGCTGGTCGCCCGGTTGCAGGGTGGTGGCGTTGTGCTTGATGCGCTTATTAACTGCATCGGAAAGAGTAGGCACGAGGGTGGCGGTGGTTGCCATAGCGTTGGTGTTGGTTGGGGCTGAGGGTTTTGGGTAGTATCTTTACACTCGTTGGTGTTGGAGCCCCGGTCGCATTCGCAGTGCGGTCGGGGCTTTTGCGTTCTAGGCGGCTTGGGGCAGAGCTAGCGATTCGAGGAATTCAGTCAGTGTCTCATCCGAGGAGCCACCAGCCAGCACGTTGTCTATTTTTTTAGCGCCCTTAACCGTGTCGAGGTCGGTGAAGCGCTCGCGGACCAGCGCCCGCACATTGGTGGGCAGTTTCTCGCGGATGGCCAACACCCGTAGCTTCAAGCTCGTCGGGGTGGCAGTTGCAGTGCCTATTTGGGGAGTAGCCATAAGTTTTCAGTGTGTACCTTTCGTCTACTAGTATTAGTACTAGCAAAGATGAGGACTGATACTGATACTTACCAAATAAAGTTGAGTAAAAATAGCAGTAAAAATCTGCTAAACCCTACTAAATGGCTGAAAAAGAAGGCGTCGCAAGTAGATTAAAATTGCTACGAAAGGCAAAAAACCTCACTCAAGATGAGCTTGCTGAGCAATTATCACTCACCAAAAGCGCTATTTCTAAGTTTGAAACTGGCAATAGCAGTCCTTCTTCTGATACTTTAAAACGAATAGCAGCACTCTACAAAGTGTCAGTGGACTATCTTTTGAATGGGTCTGAAAGCATTGATATGGTTTACATGGACCCTCCCTATGCAAAGCATCAAAAAATTTCGTCGTATCCTCCCGGCCAAAACAATGTGCAAGCGGTCAAGCTGCTGAGCCAAGTACCCCTGATTGAACTGCCACACGTCAGCTTTAAGGCGCGCGCATCCTTCAATTACACCCAGCTCCAGCGGCACATGAATAGCGACATCTTCGACACAGTGCTACACCGGCTGCCAATGGGTAAAACGGCCGAAGACTATAAGGATGCAGTAGTATTCGACATCGAAGGCGACAGCATGGAGCCTAGCCTGCGCGATGGCCAGCAAGTGATTGCCTGGCCCGTCCCGGAAAGCAAGTGGGAGTATCTGCACAACACAGCGTGCGTGGTGGACTACGAGGAAACTGTAACGGTCAAGGCCATTTATGGCAACGACCTCAACAACACGGATGGCCTAACCCTGCACGCTACCGGCGGCAAGGGCGGGCACTTTACCGTGGCCCGAAAAGACATTCACTCCATTTGGGAGGTGCGCGAATTCTACGGTCCGGTACCATTCCGCTTGCTGCCCTAGCTATGCCTATTCGCTTCTATCTACACTCTTTCACAAGTGCTTCCGGCCTGCGCCCCATCTACATGGAGGTGCGCTGGGCACGGGAAGCCTCGGCCACCGGCAAGGATGCCAACGTGCGCCTGAGCACTGGCAAAACCTGCGCAGCGGCTGACTGGAACGAGGATAAAGAGCGGGTGGTAGGGCGCGACCTAAAGCGCGGCAAAACCAACGAGCGCCTGGGCGATTTGGAGAAGGCTGCCAACAAGGCACTGGGGGAGGCCGAAGTAATGGGCACCACCCTCACGGCCGCCGACATGAGGGCGCTGCTGCTGGCCATCACGAAGCCGAACGCAACCCCAGCCAGCGAGCCCGAGCCCGAGCCGGAAGACAGCCCCGCCGATTGGACGCTGCCCGAGGTAGTGAGCCGCTGGCAGCAACAGTTGCGTGGACAGCGTTCAGCCAACTACCTGCGCGTAATGAAGGCCGTGGCTGACTACTGGGAAAAGATGCGTAAGGGCACTACGCTGGGCGAGCTGCTGCCCGACAAGAAAACCGGGCGCTCGGACCTGGTGGAGAAGTGGACCGGCTACCTGCTCGAAGACGTGCCCCGCCGCGGCGCGCCCGGCGAGTACGGCCTCGACAACAACACGGTGGGCACCTACCTCAAGCGCCTGCGCACGCTGATACAGTTCTCGGGGCTGCCCTACGCCTGGCTAAAAGACGAGCTCACCTACGAGATTGAGATTGAGCCGCTCGAATACGAGGAAGTACTGCAGCTGGCGGCGGCCGAAATGCCGCGGCTGCAAGTAGAGCGCGCCCGTGATTGCTTCGTATTTAATTGCTTCACCGGCCCGCGCTACCAAAACCTGCGCAACCTGGCGCCCACCGACGTGCGCAAGGTGCAGGGCGTGCACCTGCTCGAATATACCCAGTACAAGGGCCGCAAGAAAACGAAGGTGAAAGTGGCCCTGACCCCGCAGGCGCTCGCAATATGGGCGCGCTACGAGGGTAAGCTGCCCGTGATGGCCAACCAGGGCATGAACGAGCTGATAAAGGAGGCGGCCGAGGCCGCCGGCCTGACCCGCGTTATCAGCCGGGTGCGCCAGTACAGCACCAAGCAGGTAACTGAACGCGGTCCCATTTCTGAATTTATTACCTGCCACCTGGCGCGCCATACCTTCGCCACGCTGCTGCTCGATGGCGATGCCAGCCTGGGCGAAGTGCAGGACAGCCTGGGCCACTCCAGCTTGCAGAGCACCCGCCGCTATGCCAAGAGCCGCGAAAAGAGCCGGCACACCAATACCCTCGGCGCGTTCGACCGGCTACAGCAGGGGCATGACGCACAGAGTTCGCACAGTGCCCCGAAAACTGTGCGAAATGGGTCGGTAACGGGTACTAAACAGGCCGATTCTACCAAGAAACCAAAAGACAAAAACTAATTTGGCCTGCCTGCTTGGGGTGGCTTAGTAATACAGCTATTCCCAGCGGGATCACAAAAATCCCTCTTAGCATCTGCTGAGAGGGATTTTTTTGTGGTTGCTTACGCCGTCGAGCGTTTGGCTGCTGTAAGCAAAAGCCTGCTTAAAGTAAATAGCTTTGGTGGATGATAGCGGGTGCAGGCCGATGATTTACTGCTCGCAAAGTTGAAGTTTCGGCCACCTGCGCCAATCTGTGAGTTCATAAGCCCTGGCCTGCGCGTCGGCGCCAGGGCAATGGCTGAAGGCTTGAGGTGGTGTGTCTGCTCGATATATGGGTTGAAAGTGCTCTCAGTGGGCTTAAAACAGCGCCCAGGCCACGTATACTACCTGATTATTCGGAACGCGGCTTAGGCTAGTAGTAGCTTACTACTGAAAAGTGGGGCTTTAGTTGAGACAGGTTTCACCTAGCTCAAGAATGCTCTCAAAACCTAGGTACGGACCTGCATATTCATAGGTGGCAGGTATAAGTTGCGTTGGCTGCCGGATGAAGGCGGGTACCCGAAATTCATCGCTTGCTTCGATAATAGCATAGGCCACTACGTCGGCCACTGTAGTGATAGCTGGTGCACTAGATGGGTGACAGAAAATTGTAATATCAACGGTTTCGTATAAATCTGGCAGTACGCCGTCATTCTCTTGTACCAACGCGGAAAAAGCATCTTTGTAGCTTAGATAATTCATATAATAATTATGTGATAGTGCCTCTATATGCTGCAAAACTAACTAGCTGTAGAATAAAGTACAAATATTATTTATGATAAGCTGGCCTTAATATATTCTTTCGTACTTTATATGCGTTTCGTGCTAATTATCGACGTTGATTCATCTTTATTAGTTAGCTGTCGAAGCTTATTGGGTGTAGGCTATATAGAAAGCAACAGTTCGCATTTAGCTTTTTGAATGGCTTGTGTGTTGCTATTAAAATAGGATTATAAATTGTTGCAAGTGGATGATGCCAGATGCGCGCCAGCTGTGGCTATCCCATAAAAAGGTGCCGGTGGCTAGGGAGAGTAAGATGCTGGAGTGAGAAGGAATATTGGTGATAGGGCACTTCTCTTTGGTTAAGTATAGCCAAAGCAAAACCCGTGCTATATCAATGTAGCTTGTGAAGCTATGGCTGCGCTGGCTACCTAAAAACGAGTTATGTCGGGTACTAAATACAAGCTGGCTGGCAGCTGGTGTCTGAGAGGCTGGCCGCTTGGTGGGACGCGCATGCTAAGGGTGTGCAATAGAGCATCCTAAGTGGGCAACGTGAGGGTGCGCCTAGAGCCTTGACGAGCATGAGCGTACAGAAGTCGCTCTTTAAGCAGGTAGATACGCTGGTACGCTGGGTAGGCTGAGGAACTGGGTAGCCTTATTAGTATAGCTGTCCGGTGCAGGCATGCCCAGCAGTACTGAGCTGCCTGGATAATTAGGGCGCTGATAGCTGTGCTGAAATGAACGATTTGCGCGTTTTTCGCACAAAGCTTTGTGTTGCTGGTGGCCATTTAATTTTTTAATTAATGATTGGTTACAAATACTTTATAGGTTAGTCAGCTTTCTTTGAAAAGTATTTCTTTGTGAAAAATGTTAAATATTTGCTTATAATTGCACAAACGATTGTGTAGCTGCAGTGCTAACCACTTGCTTTGTCGTCCCGATGAGGTATTAGCGCCGTTAGTTCCGCGACTTCTCTGCTTTGAAAACGAAGCTCCTTTATCCTTCGGGATGACGTTGCTACTGCCCGCTACCAGAATAAGATACCGTGCGCGCACAGCCTGCGCGCCGCCTGCGCTGCCCTCCCCCAATTTATCCCACCCATGAACCACTCGTTACCCACTGCGCCAGTCAAGCGCGTCCGCACGGCTTTTGGCCAGGTCGTGCAAAAATCCAGCACGTATATTCTGCTGCTGCTAAGCCTGTTGTGGGCGCAGGCCGCCGCCGCCCAGTTCGGGGCCAACGGCAGCCACGACCCCGGCTCCCTCGTGAAAGAGGGCAACAAATACTGGATGTTCACGACTGGCGACGGCATCTACGGCGCCTACTCCACCGACCTCATCAACTGGACGCCGGGCGCGCAAACTGTGTTTCCGCACAACCCCAACTCGTGGCCGGCCTGGATTAATGGCGTCGTGCCGGGCTTCGCCGGCACGTTCTGGGCGCCCGATTGCATCTATATGAACGGGAAGTATTACATGTACTATTCCTGCTCCACGTTTGGCTCACCTACTTCGGCCATCGGGCTGGCTACCTCGCTCTCGCTCGACCCCGCCTCGCCCAACTACGGCTGGACCGACCAGGGCCTGGTCGTGTCATCGAGCAGCGCGGCCGATGTTAATGCCATCGACCCAGCTATTCTGAAAGATGCTAATGGCCAGCTGTATATGTACTACGGCTCATTTAGCGCTGGCCTGGGCGTGTTGGAGCTAGACCTGCAAACGGGGCTGAAAAAGGCCGGGGCTACTACCGCCATCGTAGCGGGCAACGCCACGGGCAGCACCCAGGACTGGGAAGCGGCCTACGTGGTAAAGGAAAACGGCTTTTATTACTTTTACGCGAACCGGGGCTTTTGCTGTCGGGGGCTGAGTAGTACCTACCGCATCGTGGTGGGCCGCTCGGCCAGCCCCACTGGCCCGTTTATAGACAAGAACGGCGTGAACCTGCGCGCCACCAATGCGCAGGCCACCGCGGCCGGCTTTTCGGGCGTGGGCTCGCAGGTGCTGGGCTCGTCGGGGCGCTACGTGGGGCCGGGCCATTTTGGCTTGCTGCGCGACGGCGGCGTGAACTACGTGTCGATGCACTACTACGACGGCACGGCCAATGGGGCCGCCCGGCTCGACCTCGCCACCCTGAAATACGATGCTACCAACTGGCCCATCATAAGTCGCGACTGGCTGGCGGCGGGCCGCTACACCATCACCAACAAGAACAGCGGCCTCGTGTGGGACGCCTGGGGCTGCACCGCCAACCTGGGCTCGCCCATTGCGCAGGGCCCTTGGCTGGGGGCGCTGTGCCAGCAGTGGGACTTTGTGCCCGTGGGCGATGGCTACTACAA